TCTCAAATTGGTCCGGTGTTACCCGGACTTCAACTGTCATATCAACAAGCTGGTCGTTAGCAATTGGGAAACCCTGGCGGGTAATATTGTTAGTCCGCGCGACTGTGCCTACTAACCGTACGCTCCCATCGGAGCATGGTTTGTTCCAAAAGCGTTCTGGAAGGAACTTAGTTGTAAACGCTATTGAGAAAAGCAGTTGCGCTTTGGATTCCTGTGGTTTAGGTTCTGCTACCGCTGCTTTGAATGCTTCTATAGGGGATAGAGTAGTAGTGGTTTTGGCGGTGGTTCCTGCGGTGGTTTTGGCGGCGCGTTGTGTTCTCATGGCTAGCTAATAGGTAATAATGAGTAATTAGAGGTTATATCCCTCCGTTGGGGAGTGGTATCGACTACTTTCGCAGCTCGAGTACCATAAGCCCTCCCCAACGGAGTGGCTAGAGCAGCTAGTGCAGCTATAGTAGTTATCACAACTAGTGCGACACAAGCCCCTCTGTTGGGGAGTGGCACTGGCTACTTTCGCAGCTCGAGTACCATAAGCTCCTCCGTTGGGGAGTGGCTAGTATAGCTATGGTAGCTATCGCGACAATAGCTCTTCTGAAAGGGAGTGGCTAATGAAACTAACGCAGCTCTTGCTGGGTGCTTAGGGAGTACCCAACAGATAGTTTATTGCCACCGCTAATAGAATTCGCCGTCACGAGCATAAGCCGCCGCTAGTAACATTCGCTGTCATGGGCAATACCAGATACTACCTATCATATGGAGTAAAGAGCTCCACTAAAAGAAAAAGGGGCCAGGTGGCCCCAGGGGTCATATGACCCCATTGTAATTAGAAATCAGGATGATCTTCAGCTTCAGCGAGTTCTAGTTTGTAGTCACCGAGATCGAGATGTACAGCAGTTGCGATTTCCAACAGCTGCTTGAGTTGAGGGTTCTTGACATAGTTAGAGAGTTGGAACTCACTTACCATGTCGAACACACTAACGGGGACGATATCATCAGCGCCATAACTGGCTGCGTCATCCTGGGTCATAGGAACCACAGGATCATGGCCCTGGCCAGTACGACGGAAGGCTCCGTATATGGCAGATGACATGATAAGGCTCTCGCGAGCGAAGTTGCCCCGTTCGAGAGCGCCGTATGTGAGAGTACGGGCACGGGCCTTTATAAGATGGTAGATTACCGCGGGCTCCTTAGCTAGTTTAGCAGGCATAAGGTTAGCCATAACCCGAGCAGGAGGTACACCACCTCCTTGGCGATCCGTATCCGCAAGCTTAGTGGAATTGGCAGAGTAGTATAACCCGTCCTGCGACGATTTATACATAGGTACGCCAGCTGCCCAGGCGCGAGCTGCTTGCACTAAGGTAGCCATGAAGATCTTAGCCTCAGGGGTATAGCCCCCGAGACCCATGCTTTCATAAACGAAACGCCAAGCGATAACACATGCTTTAAGTGCGTCGGTATCGACGCCGCTAGCGCGGTACATACTATCCCAGGTCTGGAAGGCAAGTGCGGAGCAGATGCCGTAGCCGACACCTACGGCTACTTTGTAGTGCATATGCACCTCAGCAGCGTCGCTGACGTACTTATCGACAGCGATAGCAGTAGCTACAGGCTTATCCCACTTAGTGAGGGATTTCTTGCCCATCTTATCTTCATAACTCATGAAGGCGAAGAACGGCAGGTCATCTGCTTCGTAGCAGTAGAAGTAGCCGCCCATGCCCATGAGACTAGCATTGATAGTAAGGGCACTCTCAGCATCGATGCCATACTTGTGAGCATTAATGCCGCCGCACTGGTCACCATCAGCATCGCCTTCGTTAACGGCGTGCCATAGGAGAGGGTTGACTGTGTAGTGTGCGATAAAGGCATCAGTAGCAGAGAACTTAACGCGGCCGCATAGGACGAAGCCCATAGGAGTCCGTTGTATCCCAATAACCTGACCTTCTTCGATGCCAAGCATACGCACCATAGGGCAATCGGGGTGCATGAGAATTACAGGCACGCCATCAGAGCTATGGAGCAAGGGGCTATAGCTGGTCTTGACCTTACCAACGACCACATCGCCAGCGCGGGCCATACTTTTCAGAATGCTTTTGGATTTAACCATGGTGTTACACCATGTGCGTAAACCGCGGCTGACCTTAGCGGTCATGGAGTAGATTTTACTATCCAAACCGCTTTGGTCTTCAATTCCTACATCAGTAACGTAGGCCAACAGTGTCAAGAGGTCTAGCATAATACCAGTAGCGGAGGCGCCAGAGAAGGTACCGAACGCGCTTAGGGCCTTACCATTGATATGAAGAGAGACCTCATTACCGTTATTCTGGGCAACGATATCCACTCCATCTGGATAGATGGTAGCAAAACGCTCTAGCAGTTTGCGGTCACTGCCGGGGGTGCTATCAGAAACGTAGTTGTTAACTACGCCGATAATGTTCCGTAGATGGTCACGCCCCTCAGTAGTGCTGATGTTAATGTGAGCAGCACAGTCTTTAGACGTGATCATACTAACTATGGACATGACGTTATCGTACTTAACCTCCTCCATGAGTGCTTCGCCCCAAGAGCGGTTCTGTAGAGCCACAATACCCACCTGTTCCATAGTCATTTTGGAGAATGCTACGGACTCACGAGGAGTGGCTATCTCGATATCGTATGGCAGATAGCCGTATATAACCTCTACTGTTTCTTCGATACGGACGCTGGTATCGTCTATATCGATTACCTTGATGTCATCGTTAGCGACTACAGACGAGATGGAATCCCACAGGTCACGGGCCATATCAAAGGAGATGACCTCTTTAACACTGTTGGCTCGAGCCCACTCAGTAAAGGTATTACTCTTAGTCATAAGATCAATAACTTCACCAGTAGCATCGATGGTGAGAAGCGCACCCTCAGGAGTATAGGTGCAGCCCCCCTTCTCAATGGCGAACATCTCTATGAGCGCGGGCCATCCCTTGGTGGTCTCGTTATTTAGGATGATATCCCAGGGTTGAGATAGTCCCTCAACGTCATAGGGAAGAGTAGTAAGCTTCTTACCTAGACCGCGGAGTTTGAGGGCCTGGTCACGCCCTACCATCTCAGTCTCAAGTCGAATAGTGACGCTATCAGCGCGGCCCTCGACGCCATTACGCGTGACAGTCCCGCCTATTACGCGGATGTCCTGCGCGAATGTCTCGTTCTTCACTATGCAGTACTTGCCCTGCATAATGCTAATGATAGAGTTACCAGGAGCATAAACCTGGCCTTTTGCCTTCTCTATCTTGCCTTCGATGACTTCCATGAGTTTACTCATAGGGTCATCTAGATCAGCAGCCATAAGAGCGCGAACTGAGCTAGGAATACGGAGTAAGTGAAACTCCTTAGTAATGGTCTTCGGTACAGTATATTCGAACTCAAGGTCGCGACGTATAGCAGCAACACCACTGCCAAAGCCAAAGCGGCTATTGGTGAATGCGGTGCGTAGATAGAGGCCACCACCACAACTATAGCTACCATCACCTAAATCAACGCGAAGTAGGCTATCACGACGACCTACCACCTCAGCACGGGTGTATTTACCCGAGCTAGGTGGACGGTTGTATACCTTAGTGGGCTTGCTGAAGTCATGGATGGAGTATATCTTACCATCCTTAAGTCCGAGGAACATGGCCTTGGCGCCCTTACCTACAGCAATCCATTTCGCATTGTATTTGTCCGGCGCGGCTATGACACCGGCTTTGAGCGACAATTCAAGATCGCTGGGTGCGAGGCCAACGTTCTCCACTTGCAGGAAGGGGAAGGCCTTATCCCAAGGCTTGAAAACAACAGGACGGGTCATACAGCGATTAATTTCAAACAGAGACTGACCCTCTTTAGGCTGAGCGCCATAGTTGATGTCCTCGCGCCACAGGTTAGTTACCTCATTGAGGATAGCACGCGCACCAGTGGCGTTATGCACTACCTTCATACAGAGTGCTACAAGGGCTACGCGACCACTGTAATCTTTGCCCCCTACTTTAACTAGTTCATTAGCGATGCGACTCTGACGGCTGTCATTGACGGTACCTGTACTAAAGTTGAAAGTAGTGTTACGGTTATTACCCTTGATGACAACACAGGGGCCCTCAACACTAACAATACGGTGCTGTTTGACACACAGACAGCCTACGAGAGCGGCCAGGTCATCACCAGACCACGTGGCTAATTTAGTGAGGAAGTGCTCACTATACATGCTAACTAAGCATTCGGTCTTAGTAGTATAGGTATGCTTGTCGGCTTCATAGGGAATAGACTTAGTTACACCTAAGTTAATGACCTTAGGATTCATTTTAGAATCCGTGGTGTAAACGACCCGGTGGTCTAGAAGCGCAAGGAACTTCTTAGGCATACGGCCGTTAGAAGACACTACATAGAGAATCGGACCTTCAGGCAGAAGGTCGAAGTTATTAGCCCCAAACAAGCGGGTTAACTCTTTACGAGCTGCTGTGATGCGCGCCTCCTGCTTAGGAGACACGACTCCACCGAGAGTACTAGGGTCAGGAATTAACATCTCGATAATGCTCTTCATGGTAGTGCTAGTGTTGGTGGTATTGGTATAGGAGCTATCACTCTCTAACCCCTTAGTAGGGGCTCCTGTGTTAGAGAGCGGGTGGGTAGGAGTTACTGCTGCAGGCGCCGCACCAATAAGACCATCAATTGTTTGAATGGTTAGCGCAACAGCATTATCGTTGTTGACACTATTGTTAAAGACAAATTCCCAGTCTAATAACGTATTAGTGTCATCATATCCAACGGCTTCAGCATATTCGCCATAGGTTTTATAATCGAGTACGCGATCATCGAGACCTACGACTTCACGACAAATCGCAGGATCTAAACTATCTACCACATCCATCCATGTATCATCAGGACCAGGTGCCCCGCTTTCTACAAACGCGGTCATGAGGTAGTGAGTGCATAAGAGGCGGGCCACTAACGCCGGGTCGTACATAAGCAGAGCTGCTTCGTATTCATCATTCTCATGCTCAGTACCTTCGTAGAACGATTTAGTGTCATGCCATTGAGCCGAGCCCGCGCCAATAGCGGCCTCAGACACCAGAGCTATATCTAGGTCTTCAGTAAGACCTAGAGCTTGGCAGTGGTGGACAAGCTCGTGAGTTATCGCGTATATATCTTCGAATGAAGGTATAGTAACGACATTGTCACAATAAGACGCTATGTCCCCTTGTACAAAGGTCACACCGCATAGTTTGCCTACGACTCTCATGCGGCAAGCCAGTACATCACTTGGTAATTCTGGTACTACAACGCTCATACAGCGTTTAACGCGTGCTGCTTTATCAGTAGCTTTAGCAGCTTTAGTTATCGCTAAAACGGCTTTAGCGTTTTTAGTTTTGTACTTCTTGCCTACACACGTGCGGCCGTTGCCGCGGTAGTTTACGCGCCCTTGGTCGAGGGCAGCGATAATACTACCAGCAGCATTATTAACTACGGTAGCAACGGCTTTAGTGCCGTTGCCGGTGCTAGTAGGACGCGAGGGACGCGCAAATACTGCGCTGACAGCGCGCAGTATAGGTTTGGCCTTACGTTGTCGTAAGACAAGTTTGTCTACGACATTACGATTGCGTAATACGGGTTTGCGGGCAGTTAAGGCTGCGGCAGCTGCGGCACGACGTAGCGCACGTCGTGCTGATTTTACAAATGCAGGGCGTTGTTGCTGAGGTAAGGAGCGGATGGGGCGGCCAGCCGGCGCAATACGACGAGAGCGACGACGTACTACGCGATTAGCGCGACGGCTCGCTATCTGCTGAGCACGGCGACCAGGGCCTACACGTCGTGCAGTAATAGGAGCACCTGCGATGATAGCGGCGCTGATAGAGGCTACAAGAACATTGGATTGAAAGACGATAGAGTTGATGGTATTCATGGTTAGTGGTAATATATAGCCACTAAAGGAAAAAGGGGCCCAAGCAGGGCCCCTTTTTATTAGTCAAGTAGATCGTTGATGTCGATGTCGACTGATAGGTCAGCCGGCACTTCCCAATCAGTAGTAGCATCTGATGATACTACTGACTCAGCAACAATACCTGGCTTAGATACTATTGCTGCAGCATCTCGTGCAGCCTTAGCAGCCTCCCGTTTGCGTTTGCGGGCGGCCGCTTTACTATGTAATTGTTCCACAGTTACCACGTTAGATTTTGCCGTTCCCTCAAACCCGTCCAGTATAGACGGGTCTATTTTGGGACGTACGACTTCCCGATGAAGTTGGATTTCCGCACCTTCAAGGTGAAAGTACTGGGTTATTGCGCCCTTGTATTCCGTTTCGCGCCCAACGTGGAGGTCTTCCGCGCTGAAGCTAACTTTTACACACCCCCACGAGCTGTCCCACCCGTCTTCAAAATCTGTAGATAACTCTACAGACATTATCACGTCATCGCTGGCATCTCCGGAGAGAAGCTTTACAAACTCGGCTGTAGATAAGCTACGGCCATCGGAGGTAGTGAGAGGTACCTCCCCGTTTTTACTGGATATCAGCCGGAACTCCAGCCAGTAGCTAGACCCATCCAGGCGGCGCTTGATAGCGCCATTGTGCACGTAAGCAAGAACGCCAGGCTTAGTGCTGGCAGAGCGACTTACGTTAAGGGTAAATACGTAGTTTTTGGAGTTGGTGGGTTGGTTAGAGGCTTGATTAGAGGCCTGGTTGTCGTTGTTGTTGTTTCTCATTGTGTATACTTGGGTGTATAGGACTACTAAAAGAAAAGGGGCCAATTGCTGGCGTACTTAACGAACTCAGGTGCTGAACTTCATTCCTCTTCTTTTTAAGGCGCTATCATTTAGAGACGAGGGGCCCGCCTCTATCTTGAATAAGAAGTAGAGACGGGCCCATAGCATTACCCTATTAGAGTAATAATCTCTAAATCACCATCTGGTGCAACATACCAGCGATGACCATTGAGGTCTAGATGACATGCCGGCCTATCTACAGACCGACGCTGAATTTACCTCCTAGAATAAATGTTTAATTATTCAGGTAAATCTACAGCGGGAGCCCACCCCGCTTCTAACATCGACACGTAATCGATGTCGGGATGGTAGTCCCGTTCAACATAAACTCCATTACCCCGCTGGTAGCGGCAGAGGGGTAATGGTACGTACTTAAGAGGCCGAATGAAGGCATAGTTACCCTCATTCCAGGTACCCACCTCCCAGTAAGTAGCCCACTCAGGAATTACTTCCGCTGTGGGTATCTCTACTTCCCACACGGTCGTGAAGGCACGACCAGGATTGAGCTTGGCCAGCTGCTCTTCACGGGTAATTAGCTCTCCTCCATTGTAGGAGACCTCTATACCTACCTTCTTAGCCAGAGAAGATAGGATACCCGCTAGACGAGGCGGGCAAGGTAGCTTCATGTAATAGGAGTTGGGATTGAAGTTCCACGTGTCACGACACTCCACCTTGATGGTGTCGGGACCTACTGCCAGAATGCGGTAGTTAAAGTTACCGATGGCCCCGGCTAAAGAAGACCACCAGTCATCGTAGTCACCGGAAGCAACGAGAGAGGTGCGGCGGCTCATTTCTTCGTCTTTAAGATGAGCCTTGAGGCTTATTATTACCGCATCGCGTGTCTCAGCAATGTCGGCTTGAGACAAGGTTGGGGGCTGAGAACCCCCCATGAAATAATATGAGATGAACGCCCACGTCGTTGGGTGGACGTAGATGCCTGCTGCCTGTAGTGCGGCGTAGATTGACGTTGCTAGGATTTTGTACATGTGTCCTCCTGGGACTGATAAATCACCAGAAGGAAAAAGGGAAGCATATAGCTCCCCATAGTGTTAGTCTATTAGAGTGATGACCTCGAAGTCACCATCTGGTAGAACATACCAGCGGTGACCATCCAGGTCTAGATGACATGCTGGCCCATCTACGGACCGGAGTTGAATCGTTTGATGATTTAATTGAAGATAAGTGTGATAAGGGGACATGGATTTACCTCCTAGAGTAAATATTCACTAGAAAGAAAAGGGGAGTGGGCCCTCCTGAGTATTAATTGATTACATAGATGCACTTAGCGTCTATGTAATCGAGTGAGTGGAACCACAGCCGTGACTCCACTCAGGTAGCGTAGGCATCCCATTTACTCTGAGGAGTATTCGATTAATAGACTCCTCAGTAACTAGGACTTTATACCCTATTACTTTAACCAGCTTAGATCTAGCTGGTAGTGAAAGAGCTTGTCACTCTTCTCTATTGTCTCAAACATCTCATAGAGGCACTCCTCGAGATGATCTCGGTCCACCCGGCTAGTCAGGCCGAGCCCCTCCCAGGTAGGCTGAGGGGGTTTAATCTCCACCAAGCAGGTCTTGGCGATGCCAACAACCAGACGAAGACTATCGGTACTATAAAGCTGGCCCAGCTTCTTATATACCGCCTCGGCATCGGTAGTAAGCTGAAGAGCCCATAATTCCCCAGTATACTGGCGGACTATTACGTCCACCTTGTATACCCGGTCTAGGACTCCCCAATCATCAGTGGGGACGAGACGACGAAGGACACCGCCTCGGGAGTTGAGCTCTAGATGCTTATTCGCGAGCTCATGGGCGGCGTTATACAAGTAACCCTCCCCCCATACCTCACGGGGCTTGGGACATTTAAAACCTAATTCTTCAATCACACGCAACACTACTTTCTCCATTTGTAGACCATTCATGATGTACTCCTAGGATTATAAACTACTAGAAGGAAAAAGGGGCCTGCCCAGGCCCCTTAACTACTACTCTTTGTCTACCTTACATAGTGAAGTAGGTAGAGGTCCATAACAGGCCTCATGGTATACTCCACCAATGATGGCACCGCATGTGCCAAGAATTACCGCAATAGCTGCTATGTAAGATAATGTGTATTTCATAATCCCTCCTAGGGTTATAGATCACTAGAAGGAAAAAGGGGCACTGTGCCCCTTCTATCAACTATTTAACAAGGATGTAGTTGATGTCGAACTGGAGTATATCCTCCTCCGTCCATCGTTCTCCTTCTGCCAGCCGCCGAGGGCTGACAAATAAACATACAATATACTCGGCCCCTGGGGGCACCTGTACCCGTGAATCGGGTACGGTTACTCCGAGACGGGCGGAGAGGAGCTCCGCCGTAGAGAGGTGCCCTATAGCACTTGTCCAGTCAGTAATGGAGAGGAGAGCGCGGGCCTCTTCCTCTGAAATACAAGTGCTGGTTATAACCCCACCTGGTGTGGTGGGGTACAAAGAATTGGGAAAAGAGTTCAAAACGTAAAGCATAATCTGCTCCTTGGAGATAAGGTTCACTACAAGGAAAAAGGGAGCATTACACTCCCTAAATTACCCCAGGTTACTTGGTATAACCTGGGTTCCAGTTAATTACTGGTTCGGCGATGAACTCACCGCCGAAGATTACTAACTTAGACCAGACGCATAGTCTGGTTGGAAGTACTACTTCATCGTAATACGCTGGATCATCCTCCACGTACCACCAAGGTCGGTGGCTTTCGACGGCGACGTCGAAGGCGAGAATGAGCACAGCCCCATGCCCTCCACGGGCGAAATCTTTCGCCACTGCCAAACTGCGGCTGGCGTAAAGAACCTCGCCACACCGACCCCAATCGAGGTCGCTGTGAGTATGGCCACGGTAGGCGTAGTCATACTGCCGGGGCAGATGTTTGTAGATCATATATCCTCCTAGGATTAAAATTCACCAGAAGGAAAAAGGGGCCCGCAGGCCCTATTATTAATGCCATACCACCATCTACTTGAAGCAGGTGATATCAATACCCAAGAGGATCGAGCATCCCTATATTAGTTGGAATGGATAGCCCCTGGGTGGGGGAGGGGGTATACCCTATAATACACCAAAATACCGCCAGCAAATATCCAGAATCTAGGAGCTCTAGGCCTATAATACACCAAAATACCGCCAGCAAATATCAAGAATCTAAGAGCTCTAGGTATTAATACGTATATAGTTTAATACCGCCAGCAGGAGGGTGGGGGAGTGGGTATACCCTATAATAGGCCAAAATACCGCCAGCAAATATCAAGAATCTAAGAGCTCAGTAATAAGCTAGAGAGGTGTGGCAGTATGGAGCAGTTATATAGGAGGTAATGGTATGTTAAAGGACATCAAGGGAGCGGTTAGTATAGAGAAGTTGAGTGAGATACAGGTAAGAGAATTACAGAGGAGGCTAGGGATACAGCAGACAGGAATAATGGGGCCAATGACGAGGAAGGCCTGGGAGGACTGGAAGAGGAGTAAGGGTATGGGGGAACCGGGGTTAATAGGGCCGGGTTCTATAGGTCTATTACTAGAGGAGATAGACTGGACGGATATGACGAGTAAGGTAAGCAAGTACTTTACTGTGAGGGAGGTAACGAAGGGGCAGGCGGCGCGCATACCGACGAGTAAGGTCATCCAGGACAATATAGTGAGACTAGCTAAGGAGTTAGATAAGATAAGGGAGGAGTGGGGTAAGCCCATTATAGTGACGAGTTGGTATAGGCCCCTCGCGATTAACAGGGCAGTAGGAGGAGTGGATAATAGTCAGCATATAGAGGGGCTAGCGGTAGACATAGCGCCCATAGACCCCGCCGAGCTAATCGAGTTCGAGAGGTGGTTAGACGAGCATTGGTACGGGCCGCTGGGGTGGGGGGCCCAGAGTGGGAGAGGCTTCACGCACCTAGGGTTAACGAAGGGGTGGAGAGCAGGAGGAAAGAAGGGGCCCCGCTGGAGATACTAATGCCCACTGTGCTCCACACAAGACAAGGAGCATTAGCATACTGATACAAATAGAAGTATGCTAAGAAACATTGATAGAGCAATACGGCTGCAAGAGTTAAATAGTCAGCAGGTGCGGGAGCTACAACAGGAGCTAGGTGGTTTAGTAGTAGATGGAGTAATGGGGCCGAGGACAGAGGCTAGGTGGAAGGAGTGGAAGAAGGCAAATAATCAAGCGGAGCCCGACCTAATAGGACCAGGCTCTGTGCGTCTATTACTATCAGATGAGGAAGTAATGACGAGAGGAGAGTACGATCTAGCGTTAGCTCCCGCCTCTAAGAAAGATAGGGACCGATACTACAGGCCTCTAATGGCAGCGATGGAGGAGTGTAATATAAAAGGGCCCGCGCGTATGGCGATGTTCTTAGCTCAGCTGATGCACGAGTCAGGGAACCTACGCTACGATGAGGAGATATGGGGGCCCACACCAATACAGAGGGGATACGAGGGCAGGAGAGACCTCGGTAATATAAAGGTAGGAGATGGACGAAGATTCAGAGGTAGAGGTTTATTTCAGTTAACGGGCCGGGCCAATTACCAAAACATGGGGAATATGCTAGGGCTACCGCTAGTAGATAACCCAGAACTAGCAAGGGAGCCCATCAACTCAGCACGCATAGCAGCGCACTACTGGAGAACACGGGGGCTAAATGAAATAGCAGACAAGAATGATATAAACGCATTCAGGCAGGTAACGCGGCGTATCAATGGCGGGCTGATAGGGTTATCAGATAGACTAGAGCACTGGAAGAGAATACAGGCGGTGCTGACATGATAACAGGAAGGTTCCGTATATATCCGAGTAGAGACAACTCTATGTTAGAGGAAGATGGTCACTACTATGAGGCCCGCATTCACGACACCGTGGGATCTCTACTATTATGGGGGCACCAGAAGAGAGGGGGCCATACAGTAGACTATAAGGCCATAGTAATACCAGACTATAATGTAAATGAAGATGGCTATATACATAGTAGAGTGGGATGGGTAGGGTTATGTCTCCCCTACCTAGATGCCGGTATAGTAGCGCACGAGGCTCTACACATAGCCACATCATATCTGAGACTGAAGGGTCTACTTAAACTAGGAGAAGATATAGATGATGATGAAGAGACACTAGCATATACGCTAGGTACGGTAATGAACCAGATAGGGGGGTATATACACAAGAGATACAGATAGTATTGGCAGAAGCGGCCCCGCGTTCCTCTGCAATTTAATTCCACAAAATTTAATTAGGAGTAATTCATGACGTTACCTATTGTCGGCTCGAGATACGGATTTGCTACCTACGGCTACCGTACTGCTGTTAATAATGCTGGTGTCCCTTTTACTTTTTCTGATTTTTATACTTTTCTTGATGCCATCGGCATTACTTCTAATCATAGGGCGTTTAACCCAGCTAATAATGGATATTTAAATTTTAGATTTCCTTCTGTAGATGCAGATATAGCTGAATTAGGACCTGTAACTACAGACTTTTATGATGGCCGCAGTAGAGCAAGAATTGGTTGGTTTGGAGAAAGTGGGGGTCTTAAAGGAATTGGATCGGATATTCAATTAATGGCTCATACCAAAGCTATTTATTTAGCCAATAATAATACTACTGGTAGCCCGAAACTTTTAGGCGGCGGGGACTCTAGAGAGCCTGGAAGATCTATGCCTAACAACCCTTTTATTTACGCCGTGGGAGACAGCAAAGGCTTTGCTATTTTTCGGGTAAAATATGATGGCTTAAATAACTTTGCAAATCAATGGGGTTTTACTTATTTTGGATACTGTGATAACCCGGCATCAGTTGCATTTTTTGGTAATAACCAAAGTTACCCCCTTGATTATATTGCCTACATCAGTAGTAACCTTATCTGGGGCTATCATACACCACTGATGCAGCGTTGTAGTCAGATGGCAAACCTTGGGCAGTGGAACGACGGACCGCCTATATACGTTGACTCTATTACTTCTATAAACTGTACTACCCCTACTCCTGGTGCCATTATTAGCGATCTTATGTTTAGAGATAACGGCCTCACAGACTATGGGACTAATTATCCCCTAGGAAGAGCCAGACCCTTTTTATTATATAGTAACCAAAATCTAGCAGTGAATAGTCTAGTAAGGGTTCTAAACGAAGAAGAACCGACACCAGAAGATCACTTTCACATAGTAGTTAGTAGTGTTACTGGTGGCGGCAGCATATTAATGCCAATTATTACTGAAAATTACACCTTGCCATAGCAGATTGATTGAGGGCACAACACTTAACCGTCAATCAATACTAATTAGCCTTGAGTTAGGTCTGGCATAGGTGGCTTAAGCTTGTTAAATGCTTGTAGCTTATGGACCACGCCGTGTACCGGTATGACTATGTTCTTACCTGTATTACCATTACATTTAAGGCACGCGCTACACTGAGTCCCGTTAACTGAATAGAGACAGGCCTGCTCTCCCCTAATAGGTAGCTCACCATCTATAGCAACCCGATAAGTAGCCCAACCCATAGAGTGGGCCAGCTTTAAATCCTCACGCGACTCTACACTAGCATGTAGATAGTTGCGCCACTCAGGGTCACAATCACGCCATCGATGAGTATAACCAGTCCATCCCGGTGCCTTATTAATTAGAGGTAGCCAGGCAGAGAGGGGCACCATAGCTGGATCGCCATAGGCTCCCAAGCGCAGGGGGAATGGTAGCGTAGTGTTCTTCCAGGTATCGAGATCACCACGTTCCCACATACGCCATAGGTTATTAGAGGCCCGCGGATCCACATAACACACCCGTTTCCGCAGGGGACAATCACCGCATATACTACTATCAGCACCAGACTGTATATTAGATATAGGCGAGCCCTCCTGACGCAGGATATATGTCTGTATCATAAAGCCCGTCTTACGATTCATGCTGGGGCGCTGGAATCCACTGGCGAGAACTACTATAGGTTGACTGTCCCAGAGAGAAAGACCACTCCATATCACGAGGGTACTACTTTTATACATAGAATATAGTCTAGAATGGATTGAAGTATGGTATTATCATTGAAAAATATGCACACACAACTCGAAGACTGTGCTAGTCAACTACTAGTAGCAGCAGTAATCAAGAGAGATGAGGAGGCCACTGAGGCTATTCTAGATGTCATCGCCCTATTATTCACCGAGGCCGAGCAGGTAGAAGCAGCTCATATGGCTTACAATAGTCTAGATGAGAGTGGATGTGACTGGCTTCAGGAGCAGATAGAATTGCTAGACTGCCCCTCAGCCGAGGTTAATCAGGAGGACTTGATGCAAGCACTAAGAGACGAGGGTATCTTTGTAACAGAGCAGGCCCTAGAACACACGTACGGTAAGTCGGAGCATGATGGTGAAACTAATACGATTCTTAAGTAGTTTACTAGCTCTAGCACGCCTACTGAGTCGGGCTCATCTTACATGGGCCGGCCCGTATCTCACAGTAGACTACGAGGGAGTGATAATCCGTGTAGGTCAGGGGGAGTTGAGTATAGATACCAGTAATCATATGATGATTAATTGCAATCACAAGGAGGATAGTAGACCAGATGTTTCCAGCGTGCAGAATAGGAGATATGGTGAGGAGTATATGCCCCAGGATACCCGACGGGCCCTTCTACACAGGTAGTCCTGATACTATGATTAATGGTAGACCCGCCATACGAATAGGAGACAACTCAGTGCCGGGCCCTGCTATCACTGGTAGCCCGCGCACACTTATTAATGGCATACCCGCCGTGAGTATTATAGATCAGGTCTTCTGTGGCGTTATAATAACAGGTAGTGAGGACACCTTCATAAACTAATGCTTACATTTAATAGAGATCCACAACCTGCTACCATAAGCTCACCCCCCTCTACTACTAATGCTGTCATACAGCAGTTCAATAGTGAATTGGAGGAGGAATGGGTAGTAGGAGAGCAGCAGGTTACCACACAGGGGGCCCGCGTGTATAGTCGACGATATCACGAGATACGCTTCAACGAGACAGATCTCGTACGATTAGATATGGTCAGCCTGGGTCGATATTCTCGTGTGTATGAGGCAGATCACTACTATAGACTCATACGCCCCTTCTACGAGGACGTATACTATGGCTCAGTGTCTAATCCCTATAATATGGGCCCGCCCAGTGATAGTGATTTCCTGCAGTGGCAGAAGCGTATTAATACGTATAGGCAGGAGAAGCACTATAGACCTAAGCGTGTGAATACGCTGGTATGGCAGCGCCCCGATGATTGGCCATCGCTAGGACAAGAGCAGGGTACCTTTCCTCCTACACCCTATGTACTACCTCTAGTCAATGTAGGTAAGAGGGTGGCCGCCCGTGTAGTCGTAGATCCCCCCGTATCTCACACGGTAGAGATACTACAGACTCTTGATGGGCCGGCCCAGGTAGTCAGCGGTATATTCTTATTGCACTGGCCTATTATACGTATTAAACTACTAGAATTATTAGTAGGGGCCCCCTCTACCGTAACCGTGGAGTTTTGGGGAGAGTATCTATTCTCTCGCTTCAGTCCCGAGATAAATCACTCAGGAGAGAGCGATATACTACAGCACCCTGTAGGCTCTAGTCTAGCGACCAGATTATTACCCCCCAATAGGAGTGGTATGCCGCAGAACTTCTGGAATAACGGTGGGGATACAGCCCCATTAGTAGATAATTATTGGGCTCGCCAGGGAAATGGATCATGGACAAGCTAACACTACTAGATAAGCTAGCGCCACTAGATAAGGTGAAGTTAGAGGAGCTGGAGCCAGAGGACATACACCAGCTCCTACGCTTATATTACCTAGATACACCAGCTGATATAGATATCCTTAGGATTAGAATAAGTAAGAGATTACTACGCGGAGTTAACCGTACCTATCTTCAGCACCTTAAGCTACTATATGTTTACTTAGGACACTACCTTAAGAAATCAGGAGTTATACGTTGATTTATATATCAATTACATTCTCACAGCATCAGTCCCTTGATTGGTCTGATTGGTCACATACAGTAGGAGAGGATGCCTTTGGTTGGCTACAGACAGCGGGGGAGGACAATATTATAGTAGAGAAGTTAGAACCATACGAGGCAGTACTAGCTATAGAAGATGATATAGCGGATAATATAGGATATATATGCGCCATGCTAATAGAGCACGGCGTAGTAGAATTTAATGTTCACGTAAGTCCTACTCAATTAGCATGGTAACACTATCAGACTACAGACTCATATATGAGATAACATCACTACCGACTATAATATTCGCTGGGATGACCGCGGCGGATGAGCCATTTCACTTCACTCGCTTTGAGGTGCCCCCTATTAATGGTCCTATCGAGTGCCGCTTTTCACTATTCGATAAGTCAGGTAATTTGATAGAGTTATCTAATCAATATGTGCACAGTACTACGCTAGTGGCTACCTGCAATATAGTGCCACTGCGTATGATAGAGAAGCTAGTTAAACCAGATCCATAGAGTAACTCTCGCTCTCATCTCGATAGGCCATACTATTAGGACGATCTAATGTTAGGTCACTCATATAGAGGGCGTCATAGGTGTCGTATTCATCACCATTGAATATAGTTTGTACGAAGAACTCAACAGGGGAGCCCGTGTCATCTACGACCTCGGTTTCAGCATTATCCTCTCGTTCCATGCGAGCCTGATTAATAGCTTCTTGAGTAGCGCGTATACCGGCACTAACAGCGTCTAGAGCTACGGGGGCTACACTACGCTGCATACTGACCTCTAGCCCACGATGGAGTAATTTATTTACGAAGCCTGCTGATACGAGACTCAATGCCCCCGTGATGACGTTGCTAGCTACATTACGCAGGCCCGCGAATGGGTCAGAGTCTATTGTGGGAGCCTTACCGAGTGTCTTCTCTACGAATGGGTTGATGATATAGCGGCCTGCGAGTTGAGCTGTTGCGCCAAAGGCTATCTCCTGTGCTAATAGCATACCGACACCAATTGTATAGTCCTCGTGTAGTTGACCTGCTAAGCGGCCCTTGAATCCCATACTCATCAGAGTACCTGCAGCGAAACGTCCCATCTGGTTACCTGCTGGGGCGCTTACGTAGGCCATAGCGCCTAGCATATTACCCATAGTCTGCTGCATTGCCTCGGGGCGGGCTCCGCCACTACTAATCATATCTCCTGCCAACGCTAATAAGGGGAATAGAAGTACATCCATTAGATTACCGGCAGTATTGTTAAGAATAGGTAGATCATCTACTACGCGTAAGAGGGGGCGATCTGGTCGTGGGCGAGGGTCCAGTGGGTCCACATCAGAGGGTGAGCCGGCCAGTAGGTAGTCGCGCCGACGAGCTGATAACTCCTTAGCCCTATCTGGAGCGACACCCATATCCTGTAGCAGTTTTATATAGCGCGTATCGACGTCACGACTCTCATAGTCCCGTAGCTCCTCTACTAGTCTATCGGCTGTATCTACCTGTTGACCTAGTGCTGTAGCGCGAACATAAGTAACTAGTCGACTAGTGGCTGTCTCATCTGTGAGAACTGTCTTCTGAATAAACTCTGCTATCTCCTTATCAGCTGGGCTAGGGGTACCGCTATTGAGTAACACACTAAAGATATCTGCTATTTCATAGCGCTTACCATCAGCGTGAGTGAAGGTATCCATAAGAGACTCGAGAGCCCGTGTTACCTGCTCAGGCTCGTTTATCTTCCCGGCCGATACAGCCTGTAACAGTGATCTAACCAGCGGACTAGCTCCTGAGCCAGTAAGGTCACCGGCGGCAGTAATCAGATCCTGACCAAGTACATCCTCTAATTGTCCTCCGTATAGTGTGGAGCGGGTACTATCATTAATAGCGAAGCGCAGTAGTTTACTGCCATCAGTATTAGACCAGAGTGATGCGCTCTCCCTACTACGTAGGAAGTTCATAGCTAATATACGCTTAGTATCCGCTCCCATATCCTGGAAGCGCTTATCTCCTATTACATCACGAGTGAAGTTCTGGAACTCTTCTACTTCTATCTCCATCTCGGTGAGGCCATTAGTGATGCCGCCTGCTATAAGAGCATCTATCTGAGCGGCCCGCGCGGGCTCACTATTTATGTAGGTCTCTACACTCTCTGCTAGGCCTCTACCAGAGCTAATGGGGTTACCTGCCTTATCGGTTGGCATAGCCCGCTCGAAGGCGAATACAGCCGTCATACCTACTAGGTCCTGACGTAGCTGATAACTGGCTATGAGGGCGCGGCTATGGGTACCTATCTCATCTCCTCGCAGTACGCTCAATCGACGAGATAAATCTAACTGCTCAGTTTCTCCAATGGATAGCTTAGTCAGCAGATCATTAATCTTAGAGTCCTGGGCATCATTAGTAGCTGATGCCAGTAATTCTTTATGAGCTCCTATATACGCATCTAACTTAAATAGAGGAGTTATAGACGGTAGTAGTCTACTCATATCATCTACTACACGCTGGCGCTCCACATCATCGACAGCATCTACAAAGCGCTTATGGTACTGCGATAAGTTCTCTAGGAACTCAGCGCCCCCCATCTTAGGCTTAATAGCATCCCGCAGCATTTGTTGTATCTCTTGCAGGAATGTGCCTACCTCACCTACCTCTGTTCTACTCTGGCGAGCCAGTCTCTGTATATCCACTATCTTACTATCGGCCTCTAGGTTAGCATCACTCGCGCTCATGCCTCCTGCCATACCCTGATCGATTAGTATACGGCGCATGTCATCCTGTAGAGCCGGGCTATTCTCTAGTGCGTGAGACACAGCCATGATAGGGGAGCGCTCGTATAGCATACCCACGGTAGTGTTATACGTCTTACCGAGGATTACACTACCTGCCTGGCCTAGTACCTTCTGCATCATATCGAATTGGCCGCCGCTCATGACACTACCATCAGCGCGCTTCATGTACTTGCTGAGATTATCGCGGGCATTAACAGCAGTTAGTTTATGCAGGAAGTCATAGGCCTTCTCTTCCTGATCATTACCTGTAGCGCTCAGGATATCATGTAGACTAGCCCGCACGAATGGTCCCGTATCAGGGTTATTAACGAGATCGGTTAGTATGTTCTGGTCCGTAGAGGTAGATAATCTATTAACTATATCAACTGCATTATCAGTTCTGCTCTGCTGTATTAATTCTAATAGGGGCTCATGGGCCGGCTGTATACGCGCGTATACGTCCTCCATCATACCGAAGAGACCACGGGACTGTTCTACTAATACCAGGGCATGTTCTATACCTCGCTGTTCCAGCATACCCTTATCTAATTTCATATAGCCCGCTACCCAGCTATACACTGAGTCGGTATACTCATTCCAATTAGCATTAGTGGTTACCTGCTGTATAGTATCCAGTAAAGCACTGGCGCGCATATCTAGGTCATTAGCTTGCTTCTCTAGAATGGTACGCTTAGCGGGATCAGCGGCCTGAGATGCCATCTCCCGCCGCTCCTTAGCGCGTTCCAGCATATCATCGCGCTGCAACTTCATTTGAGAGTAATTGAAGAATATAGCGCTGAAGGTATCCCCATCGAAATCCCCTAGGTTACTAGTTATAAAGCTAATAGGATTAAGTAGAGTCAACGACTTATTACGAGTATCATCAAAGAAGTTAAAGCCACTGCCAGTTAGGTCTTGGTATATGTTATTAATACTATTGAGTGTATCTAAGCCGAACACCAGCTTATCGAGATGGGTGTTCCCAGGGGGCGGGCTACGTTGAATCCAGGCTCTCGTTAACTCCAGCTCAGTGAAGAACATACTCATATCAGCCTGCAGAGTACTATTCATTATGAATAATGAATCGCGCGCTGCACGATTAGCCATTACTGTATCTAGTTCCACTGCATAGGCGGCGTTTGCGTTATCTACCAGCTTCCTATATTGAGCTATGAGAGCCACGCCTCTATTATGTAAATCAGTGCCCCGGGGGCTCTTACCTTCTAAATACGTATCTACAGCAGAGGTCACGGCATTAATAGTTCTCTCTAGACTATCTAGTCTAGTAGAGAATATATTCAGCATCTCAGCACCATCCTTACCACGCGTATCACTGAAGAAGGATAGGTCTATGGGATTCTTACGTATGCGGCCCTGTAGTAGATCCAGGTTATCAAACCTATTACCTAATGCATTAGTGTCAATGTAGATACGCATATTATCAGGTATGATAGAGCGGGACGGGCCCTGACTACCTATCATGAGCCCAGAGATAATAACAGGTAAGTGACCCAGATCTCTATACTTGTGAGTTTCAGCTCCAGGCAGAGATTCTAGTATTGTGCCCATCTCGGCTTCACCTAGAGTAGATATCAGAGAATCCCCGCTACCGCTGAATTTCATGCTACTGAATCTATCCATCTCAACTTTAATTTCTATCTCTAGTTGAGCGTATTCAGCTGCCTGTGAATCAGGAGCCAGTTTTCTTATACCGGCTGCTCTGCTCTGGAAGTTCTTACTTTTATCTACTATTGCCTCCAGCCCATACATGCCCGCTATACTGAGGCCCTCAGTTATAGCGTATATCTGCTGTTGTATTAACCTACGACCAATTTTCTTATCACCTGACTGGCCAATAACAGACAGGTTATTCTTAAGATGGTCCCCTAATCTAGTAAGTATCTCCTCTCGTGTCTGACTACCTCGCGTACCGAAGCGCTCCATAGTGGCCTCTGCTAGTACGGCGCCGCGCACAGGTACATACCAGCTAGCGGCCCCCACACCAGTAGTACCTGTCACACCTATCTTATTACCAGTGATAGACTGCAGATATGCGCTCGCCAGGTCATTATAAACGCGGGCCTCATAAGTGTTGTTGAGTTCCTGGAACCGAGTCAACTCCTGTATCTGGAAATCACTGAGGCCCTCCAGTTCAACAGTAGTCCTCGAGCCAGACTCAATGGCCACCTTCTCGAAGATATCGCGTACTGCACTACCGGGGGCCAGCATAATCCACTTATCTACCGTAGCAGCAGCTATCTCATTCTCGTGGCTACCGAACTGGATACCTGCTATCCTCACGTCCTCAGGACTCAGGATAAATCCCCTATCCTTAATAGTTGTATTGAATACAACGTTATTCCCCTCTATACGGAAGGAGGGGAATTCATAGGCTATACGACGAAGACCCTTCTGGCCCATTGACTGCACGGTAGCTTCAGTAGCCTCTACACCCAGTACCTTATCCCCTGCTAGACGCCAGCGAGACGCATGGGCATATATATCATTCTTCAGGACACGAAGTGACTGGCGCACTACATTACGCAGAGTATCTCTATCGGTCCCCGCAGGTTGCCCCATCCATGTAGCTATCTCATCAAGTATAGTATGAGTAACATTAGTAGTATTGAGGCCCGACCCTCCAGTATATGACACCATGTCAGTATCACTGGCACTCTCGAGTAGAGACAATGCAGTGTGGAACTGCCTGTATCGTTCGCGTAGATTAGTTATATCGCTTAATGGGGCCCGCGCATCGTTATAGGCCCCTAATAATATCTCTCCTAACGTAGAGTTAGCGTGGAAGTCCAGACTAGCCAGGTCATACATAGGGATGTCGTCCACCGCTATCTTATTGGGGTCTGTCCCTATGGCCATCTTCATGACGCCAAGGATAGCCCTACGCATACTATCAACACTACCATCACGCTTGAATTTATCCACGTTAGCCATGAAGGGACTAGATACTATATGCTGCATTTCTAGTTGCGCAGTGTCCTTACTACTCAATGGCACCTTAGAGCTACTACCCATCACGGCATTATATAGCACTACATAGCGAGAGTAATTACTCAATCTATCGAGCATAACGGCCACGTTCTCCTGGCCTACGCTTATCTCATCTGCCTGCGTAACACCTGCTATAGCGCTCATAGCCGCATACGCATGACGAGATATACTATCGCTACCAGTCACTGGCGTAGTCTTGAGCTCTAGGGTATTATTAAGCGACATGAGCTGCATCATAATCTCTAGATTACCGGCTATAGCAGCGCGCTCAAAGCCGCGACCCATAGCCCCAGTATCTACATAACCCCTGCGCGCTGCATCTGCTGCATCCACTATCAGACTTACCTTATCGGATAATGCCCCGCTACTAGTTCCACTACGCAGGGCTGTCATTATCTCTGATATATCAATGGCCCCTAGAACAGGACTCTGTAGTCTATTAATAGCACCGTCGCTCCCGCGTACTAGCTTCTTACCTATTTCGAGATGAGGAGGGTTATCTCCTAGCTTATCACTCCGCATAAGTTCCAGCATAGTAGACATATAGAGGTCACGATAGTAATTACCGAGCCGCCCCTGCGCTGCCAACTGTGCTATCTCTATATAGACACTGTCTATATTGATATTGCTATTATTACTAAAGAGATGCGAATCAGTTATGGAAAGGAGAGCGGCCGCTATCTGCTGATCATTCCGTTCTAGTACCCCCCGACGGAATAGCTCCCCACCATTATAGGTAAGTAGAGTAGCCCCGTGGTTGAATGCGTAGCTCTTCAGGTTAGTAGGGCTGATTATATACTGGATGTCCTCTATCTCGAGGGCACTATGATAGCCCCCCTGCTGTATAGTGGGGAACACCTCACTACGCATAATATCCTCGCTCAGGAACACAGGGACTATCTTAGCAAGACCGCGCTCTGCCTCTACCCGTCGAGAGCCACCCTCAAGTAGAGTGCGTAGGAATTGTATCTGCACCTGCACTTCATTAGTAGCATCGCTACCAGTCAGCCTACTAACCTGTAGTAGCTGCTCAATAGCGTACTCGCCGCGTATACCGGCTGCGGCACTAGTAGCCATAGCGGCCCCCATATTAGGAGTACGGGATGTACTCTCTATCTGGTCTAGGAATACGCGCATTTCACTACGACTAGTGATAGCCTGCTTACGGCGCCCCTCTCTATCTAGTAGATAGTAGCGCTGCTCTCTCTCATCGAATACAATACGGTCATCGCTACTCACTAGTACATTATCGAATGTCCAGTCCCGCCCTAATAGACTAGCCTTACTACTCTTAGTAGCCTGATCTAGGAAGCCGCGCCTTACCCTATGTAGTGGGTTAGCATACGCGTAGTCACTATAGGCTCCCTCCAGTGCCATAATCATAACAGTAGGGCGGGCCCGTCCAGAGCCTATCAATCCACGCTCTCTACTAGCGAAGAGTTGAGATTGCACTATAGTAGCGCGGAATAGCTCGGCCAGTACGCTATCATCCTCAGTGGGTATATCCTCACTATCGATACCCAGGCGGTCGGCTAATTCATACCGTATAGCCTCTAATTCTACAGCCGCCTCACTACTCATAAAGCGAGATATTCTACCACTGAATATAGCACCATAGCGATAGCTATCATCTACGATACTACTATCTAGTCCACGTGCATCTAACCCGGCGCGCAGGTCAGCTAGGTATGCGTCCTGATACATACTGCCCTGCAGTACATCTACATCGCTACCTCCGTAACGGGCTTGATACCTAACGGGGGTCAACTCAGGTATGACCTTACCAGTATTAGTGGGACTAACTAACTCCAATACCTGGGTATAACCCTCGCTTATATCCATGAGCGGGCGCATACCAATCACGTTCTTGAGACGCTGAGGCACCTGATCCGGCTTATTAGGATCAAAGAAGAACCGGAGTAGGTTATCGCCGCGGGCATCAAACTCTGCCTCTAGCAGGGAGCGGTCTATACCCAAATGACTCACTGCCTTCATGTATTCGCTCAGCTCATCTCGCCGTATGATATCCCCCACACCAGTACTGCGTATGATGGATAGGTCGAAGACCTCACTGGCAGTGGCACGGCGAGATAGAGGTAGCACATTACTATAGCCAGTAAAGTACTGGCTCTCATCAGTAGCCGTAGAGTCTATATTACCTTCAGCAACTCGTACAAAGAGGAAGTCATCGCCTACACCAAGGTCAGATACCGGACCTATAGGCAGTGGGCTAGCAGTATAAGCAAAGGCACTCAGATTACTAAAGGCAGTCTCATTAGCCTTAATACGACGTAGTGCAGCATTAACTATAGATATACCAGCGGGCTGCCTACCCTGACCAAAGCCATAGGCCAGTAAACGATTACTTGCTTGTGTAGAACCATAATTACGAGCCTGTGTGGGAGTAAGGAACGCGGCGAATGCACTATCATGTATCTCCTTTAACCTCTCGCGCACATCAGTCTTATAACGGCTATCATTCTGGGATTCGATAAACTTGAATAACACATCAGCGAACATAGGGCCCTGATCCATAATCTCATATAGCTTATTAGCGGCAAGATTAAGGGCCCCTCTGCGGTGTGCCTCTAGGTCTATTATGGGCAGGCCTCTCTCATCTACAGACCGCGCATAGGTAAGAAATATGTTAGATAGTTCCTCGAAGGCCACTCTACGGCGGCTATCAATACGAGATATACTCGCTAGGTCTCGTATACGATCTAGATCAGGGTCACTAGAGTAGAACAAGGAGGTCAGGTTACTGAGGCCCTGCTGTACTCTACTAGTACCCTCGTCTGTGGTTAGGTCAAGACCACTCACACCCAATAGCTTCTCGAAGAAGTTTATGGCACTCTGATACTGAGCGCCGGGGTCGCGCTGTACGGCCTGGGCGGCGCGTATATTATCAGGGCTATAGTACCTCTGGTACTCCATAAGTGGGGCCCGCACTAAACGAGTAGTCTCACTCTCTAACGCAATAGAGCTCATAAGACCCACTACTACATCCAGTGGATTAAGGCGCAGGCGTCTACGAGGATCTAGACCCACACCAAGACCATCACGTTCCATAGCCAGCTCCATACGCATTGTGCCAGTATTGAATAGCTCAGCTGACTCTATCTGACGACCCCCACTTATATCTATGAAGGCGGCGGGCCCCTGCCCACTAGCGTTCTTATAGGCACCCCATCTATATACACGCTGAGTAGGTAGGCCCTTATTGAGTGTTAGAGTAGCGCCCTCTAGGTTAAGACCATCGTAGTCTCGCTGTACGCCTATAATCTCAGAGCCGACAGCCGCATTAACTCTCTCTATTTCGCTGATTAGGTCCAGTATGGCTCCTCTATCTACCCTATTACCATACATAGACCTACGGTCCCGACCAATATAAGGAGTCTCACCTATTCGTTGTATTCCCAGGGAGCTCTGTAATTTATAGAAGGCCCGCGCGTATTCCCTATTCTCCTCATCACGCTCCTCATCAGAGAGACTGAGAAGGCTTGTCCCACCCACCCTATCGTAAATTATATTGATCTCCTGGTTAACGAGTCGGCGGCTCAGGGGATCATCATTATCTGCCAGAGAATTAAGGCCATAGTTACTAGATCCCTGACTACCACCCAGGATATCGAAGGCCTGACGATTGTTTATATTCTGCATGCCAGGCCCGGCCCCTTGATTTATGACATCATTCTCGTAGGTTGCCAGGTATGCCTTAACGTGGCTGCGCGGTACTGCGGTCGGCTCTATATTACCGCTAGCTATAGCTAATAATTGTCGGGCCATACGCTGCCGGCCTTCGAGATCTCCACTATAGAAACCATACGTGCTCAGCACGTTAGCCATATCACTAACATCAGTACCCCGGCTTTCCTTAATCCAGCGGGCCACGTCATAATTAGATTGAGATAACTCAGCAGCTAGTTTCTGGTTGCTCAGTAGTAAGCGGCTCATAGGGTCCTGCACATCCTCTCGATAGGTATGTACATCTACTCCTATACGAGCGCGGCCCTCTATAACCAGATCTAATACATTAGCCTGGAGCTTAGAGTATTCCTGCTCTCTGGCTTGCATGTATGCCTGGTAACCCGATAGTGTTCTCTCATGCTCAGGATTCTCTCCCATCTCTCCTTTAAGCTGGCTTGCCATCAGGGTCTTATCGTGCTTGAGCAGGAACACCTGATTGAGTACCATATAGAGGCGGCCCGTTTTACCATCGATAGTAGGCCTATTAATGAGCTCACCTATATGGCGGCGTAGAGCAGTATTAACATCACCAGCACCACCTATACTATCCTGCCCCGTGAATAGAACTCTATCGCCACCATCTAATCTATCCATAACATCACGGGCCTGTAGGTATAACTTATCAGCTCGCGTTATAATGTCAGGCAGTATACCCCTATCGGCATCCTGTATTTGGCTATAGGTCAGGTTAGTGCGTATAGTCCGCGTGAACTCTACATTAGAGCCCGCCTGTTCTAGCGATTGTCCTAGTGGCCGCGTCACGTTCATCGTACCTATGAGAGCGGCCCTATCACTAACGAAGAACTTAGGGTGATTACGTCTATCAGCCCATTGGATATCTATATCTACATTACTCCCGAAGCGGTCCCGTAGATAAGACAGCCGCTTATAAAACATAATGTTGGGGCCCAGGATATCATAATTCTTACGAGAGTCTCCATCAGTCTCAGATGGAGCAGCCATACGAACTACCACACGGCCGCCCTGGCCACTACCAGCCATTCTCTCTACAGCTTCACCCACCATATCTATAGCGCGCTCATTCTGGAACTGATAAATGTCTATACGCAGTTCTCTCTCTGCTGTATCTACTAGCGCGGCAATAGGTAGTAAGCCGGGCCGTACATTATAACCATCATCAGATAGTAGATCCAACATGCTAGAGCGATTCTCTAGTAGTAGGCGGCGTTCATCGTCTATGCCCTCTAGGTTAGACCGCATAGTGAGCTGATCTCGCTGGGCCATCCAATTAAGCATATCATCAGTCTGGGTACGGGCAGGAGTAGCTGTACCCCCCATACCTGCCATGTATTCGAAGTACTCCTGACGAGCGGGGCCCTCCATACTATCCCACAGACTCGAGATAGCAGCTCGACTACTACTAGTATCAACTACCCTATCATAGAAAGCATCAGCTAGCACCATCTCCATAGAGGCGTCGGTACCAGGCGGTATAAAGTTAGGGTCCATTAATACTTCTAGAGGATTATAGCCCTGTAATAATCTACTGCGCGTATCCTCAGGAATACGGTAGAGAGCATTCCAACGAGCACTGTCATTAAATCGATTACTAGAGAATAGTGAGCTATTGATATCCATCAGTAGAGTACAAAACCTATTAAATAGAGCTATAGCTGAAAAACTGCCTACTTTAGCGGGCAGTGGCCTCATAGGATTATATCAATCAGCTTATCTGATATCTTATAGCACATACATGGAGAGACGTTATGCACACTATCACATTACCGAAGGGCCAATTCGAGGTTAGCTTCAAGCCGCCCCTGGTTCACGACCGTCGCGAGATGATCAAGCATTATAATAAGGAGTGCGGCCTATTACCTGAAGAAGTACTAGCTATCCGTTGTATTGTTAACATCAATGGCCGGGTTCTGGATAGCGATGCCTACGACTACGAACCCGATGGTATCACCGACGACTGGTGTGTCGAGGACCAACAATACTTTATGGAGCTATTCAGTACCCTATATCTCATTGACGATAAAGGGCGCGAGAAGGCCCAAGCGGAGGCAAAAAAGCTTATGGGTGTTTCCACGCGAGCTACGACTACAAAATCGAAGCAAGCCATCTAAACATTCATCTAACGTACTTCCACCTAATAAACACTGAGTTATTCTGTAAGAATGCCGCGCTCCAGCGTATAGCCGATCCTCTGCTACAAATTGCCGGCAGTATATTCCCTAGTGCTAGGTTTATAGTATCGCCGCCACCTGACCCCTATCTACCCGTTATTAAACATAACTATGTAGTTCAGGTGGCGCAGAACTATACCAAGTACTATCAGCTAGAGAAGTGGGTTATAATAGCTAGCGTCACTGGTATAGGATTGCAGGAGTTCATTCAGCAAGACGAATATATGCAGGAGGCCGCTTATCAAGCGGCGTCCAACTATATTCAGAATCAGAATAAGAAACAACAGCAATCCCTAGAAGAAATGACTAAATCTTTAGAGAATATGAACTCTAACCCACTATCTGATATTAAGAGACCCTCATTCTGGTGAATATGGAAGTACGTAATACCACCACGCCAGCAATACGCCGGCGCACTATCTACGCTATGGAGCACCTAGGCCTAGCCACTAGTTATCTATCTGAGGATGGTGGCTATAAACGAGCAGGCAAGCCTACCTACCAGCAGCTGAGTGCCTGGGATGAGGCAGCGCAGGCGGAGCCTATCATAGCGCAGGGCCTCGACTCTATAGCACTGAGCGTGCTTAATAAGGTCGGGCCCTATCAACACGGGGATAAGCGCATTAAGAACTTCATAGATGACCAACTACGCAATAGAGCCAAGACATGGATATCTCATTGCGTGAAGTCTATTATGACGTATGGCTTCAGTCTAAGCGAGCAGATATACGCCCACGGCACGCGAGATAGTATGCCGGCTACGGTATTAGATGACATAGTTAATTATCACCCACTACAGGTCATGCTCATCACTAACGACAATGGCCGTATAGTAGATGGTGATACAGTAACAGCTAGTCAATACAAGTCGGGCTACTGGGTGCCTCTGCCTCCCTATAGAATAGGAGACCCCCCTAAGAGAGTAGACGTGGTAGGTAGTCATGTACGACTCCCTAGTCACAAACGGCTATTCATTAATTACAACACTAAGGGTAATAATCCCTGGGGTACCAGTTGCCTCACTAGCGTGCTAGACTACTCTATCTTTAAGCGGGCCTTCCGAGATATGATGCTCATAGCTCTAGACCGCTATGGTACCCCTCTCATATACGTAATAGTGCCACCCGGTAATACGGGCGTAGTAGAGGAGGCCCCCGATGGTACAGAGATAACCACTACTATAGCGGAGCAGGCAGAGGACGCACTCCGTCGTCTAAGCACCGACTCTGGCTTAGTATTAACACAGCTCAGTAAGGAGCAGCCGGTACAGGTGGGGGCCCTAACTACAGGTAATAACTTCAGCGACTCATTCGAAAGAGCCATATCACTCTGCGATAACAATATGCTAATGGGTATGGGTATTCCTAATCTACTGATGCAGAATAGAGAGACTACCTTTGGTACAGGCCGGGCCAGTGAGATTCAACTAGAACTCTTCGATGGTAAGATCAACAGTATATTCGATACAGTGATACACGCCTTCACTGAGCAGGTCATAGGCAATCTAATCAGGTTGAACTTCGATCCTGCACTATACCCACTGGCTAACAACACGGGCTATATAACTCGTTTACCGGGGAGGGCCACTGATCTAGCAGCATTGATAGATGCCATTAAGCAGATGCACGACATGGGCTTCCTAGTAGATGGAGATAAGGATCACATACGTTCCATTACTGGATTACCCGATGCCATTAGCTCTACCTAGGTTTTACGCGATGACGTAGATCATTCTGCCGCGCTCGGTATGTTAGGTGCCAGTCTCGCAGTATGAGATGTTTACAGTAACCTCGCTGAGGGCAACTACAGTCTGTGCCATGTATTTGATAGATATCACCACGAGGTGACTCTACTATCTCACCTCCCTCAACTGCAGTATAAGTGTAGCCCTCAGTTAGCATGCGGCCGGCCAGGTAATTATAATATGTAGACTCGAGCGTACCTTGTAGTAAGGAAGCTATATTTATTTTATAAGGTTTGGTACTCAACCCCTCATCGAGGTTGAATACCAGAGAGGTATCTTTAATAGTCGCATTACGAATACGACGAATGAGAAGTCGCTCTAGAGCCTCTAAAGCCAATAATCTTTCTAATTGCATATTTCCTACCTTTAGTGATGTCAATTAATACAAACTAATGAAGCCACCAGCAATTACGCTTATGCCCGAGACTATTGATACCTCTATTGTAGAGGATAATTTAAGTATAGATAACCCTACCTTCGAGATATCAGAGACCCCACCTAGCGCAGCCGAAGCCCCATTGGTTGAGACTACGCTTATCGAGGTTGAAGCGGCTAGAGAGTGCACTGATGACTTCTGTCCAGTCAACATAGAGCATAACGGCCCCAGACTATTCAGCTCAGCTGCTGTAGGAGACGCCAGTATAGAGTTATTAAAGGGTAAACTAAGAGTACCGCAGGCCAAGATAGGCACCTGGAAGCACAACACCTACGGTGAAGTAACCTTCACCATGGAGAAATTCACAGAGGCCATCACTAACTTCGAGAATGATGTACTAGGCTTTGAGCCATACCTTACATTCGGCCACCCTATTGAGAGCTCCGACGTTAATAGCTACGATGAATTTATAGAGACTGCAGAAGCACTTGATGGCCAGCGTAAGCGTGGGGACCTCGAGCAATTACGCATTGAGGGCGACATGCTGGTGGGATACTACACACCTAAGTCAGAAGCCTATGATGCAGTTAGCAGGGGAGAGTACGAATACAGCTCAGGCGAATTCCTGACTAATTTCACTGATAAGAATACAGGAGTTAATCGAGGAACTGTATTAGTTAGAACTGCATTAACTAATGCCCCATTCATTCCTCATAGAGAGAAGGTAGTGGCACTTAGCCAGAGCCCACAAACAATAGCCGGAGCAGTGTTTAAATTAAGCGCAGTTATACCTGAACAAACAATTTCTAATCAAACAACTATGTCGGATGAGATTATTATGGAAACTCCCGAGACCGAGATCGATACTGTCCCGGCAACGGAGCCCTCACTAGCAGTGGCTAAAGATGCCCTTGAGAGTATGCGCCTTAATTTAGAGGCGGTATACGAAGAGAAGCTAGCAGCTATGACTAAGGCTCAGTCTGATGTAATAGCTACCCTCACTAAACAGTTAGAGGCTATCGAGGAGAAGCTATCGATGACCCAATCTGTAGCTCAGGCCTATTCTACTGAGGTGAGTGTTAGAGAGAAGGCCAACCGTACTAAGCGCTTACAAAGCAGAGGTGTGCCCCCTGCGTTAATTGAGCGTTTCAGTTTATTAGCCGATGCACTCCACGGTGGTTCTCGTGTTATCAAGCTCTCTACAGAAGCTGGCGGCGAGCGTGATGTAACCGATGAATTAGAAGAGCTATTAAATATTGCTGTTAACAGTAAGCCCGTAGTAGTGCAACAGTATGGCCAGAGCGCAGCCACCCGCCCATCTGGTCTAGAAGCCCAGCTCCGCGAGCTAGCCCAGAAGAACTGGGATTCAGCTAAGAAATCCAAGGTCTAGTCCTAATTTACTAACTTCCCACTAATATGGCAGATATTCCGAGCCCCAACTTTCAAGCGCTTATCAGCAGCCCCTACTTAGTAGACAACACTACGTTCCCTCGGGAGCCTGTATACACTGAGTTAGCCCGCTCTATTCTCGCTAAGTTACCTGCGACCCCTCTCAGCACTGTATTCCCCGATGAGACTATTGCTGAGCGCATTGTCATTGCTGAACACGTCATTGAAGGCGTCGATACTATTTTCCCTGTGGTTGAATGGGGTGCACCTGACCTATTCGTTGATGACGATGGCTATACAGTGTATCGCCAATCCTACCAACCCCTTCCTATCCGTCAATCGATGTACATGAGTTATGCCCAACTCAATAACACTGTGAGAGAGGGTACTACTAATGAACGCGCTACTGCTGCTGAACAGATTGAGAAAAAACTCACCCGTCAAATGCAGAAGCATCAATTAACCTGGAACGTGTTCCAGGCTGCTATGATGCTCGGCGGCATCAATTACACTGATCCTCGTTCTGGAGTTCGTGTTAAGGCCCCTGCGTACATCCCCGCGCGTAACTTCTTTAACTTCAACACTACCCAAGGTTACCGTGGCCGTAATGAGGCCCGTTTATTCCGTAACCTCGTTGATTTAAACGCAGGCGGTACTCCCAGTTCAGGTATTCCTATTACTGATCCTCAGTTTGCTCTCTCCAACTTTGCACGTCGACTAAACCGTTGGTTTAAGGATACCAATAAATCGGATATCACCGATATGTATATGGGTCCCGAGATGCGTGACGTTATCCTCATGTGTGAAGAAGCTCGTCTCGCACAAGGTGGTATTATCCCTAGACTCGGCGCAGTGTTTGGAGACAGTACAATTGACTCCAGCGGCAGTGGTGGGTCCTTTGGTCCCCTCCCTCCTGGTGGATTAGGAACTGGCATGGGCCTAGTATTAGGTACCCGCGGCGAGATCCTCTCTATTGCGGGAATCAACGTTCACGTAGTAGATACTATCTACAAGGACCCAGTTGATGGCGTTGAGAAGCGCGTATGGCCTAAGAACAAAATTGTAGCTGTCAGCTTCCGTGATAGCAATGGTAACGTAGAAGCACCGGGTAGAACTCAGTATTGCTCTAGTGAAAACAGTATTGATAGCCCCGGCTTATGGACTCGTACTGTTACTGATGTTCCTCCTCCGGCAGCACCTGGTATCGCGGTTCAGATGGGTAATGCGGGTCTTCCCTACTTCAAGTTCCCCTATCGCGTCTGCCATGTAACTCCCTGTACTGTACAGCAAATCAATGAGCGTCTAGGTATCCAAGGAGACCTATTCTTCCCTGGTTTATAATTCCTCACCCCCCACATATCTTTAAACTATGTCTATCCACAACGTTTGGCAGGCTCTCCCTGGAGCGCGTAAGCCGATCTACGATACGCTGTATGTGCTGGGTGGGGTAACTACCGCCCCCACCGCAGCTGTACAGGCCTCTCCTAACGAGGACACGATTAACTTCACTGGTGGAACCATCGAGTTCGATGGTATTCCTATTTCTCTCAATGGCTTATCTCTTGATTTCGGCGCTCTTGGTTCTCTTGTAGCACAAGGACAGCGCTTTGTAATTAGCGCAGTACCCAGTTACTTAGAACCTACTGATAAAACTGCTGCTGCTGCTGCTGGTGTCAATTACTTCGTTAACTACGATGCTAATCTTGAGGCCTACGCTGAGGTATTCATCAGCCCCGCTGCCGAGGCTGCTGTAGCTGCTCTTGGTGGTATCGATAATGTGCGTAACCGCGTATTCAAGGGATCGGCTAGCGCAGCTGATATTGTAGCCTTCAACAATTACGAAGAAGAGCGAGCTAAGAGTACCAGCCGTCCTTATGCTCCTTATCCTCTCGTTCCTTCTGGCGTGCGCCTAGTTCTCAAGGAAGTAATTCCCCAGACCAATGCAGCATCCCAGAATCTCTTAGAGAACATCACCTCTACTGCATTTCTCGAGTTGAGCGCTCAGGTACCTGAGTTCCCTGCAGTCCGTAAGGTATTTACTAAGGCTGAGGCTGTAGCCCGCTATAACACTGCTGGTAAATCCTTCTTAATTAAGCCCGGCACTGCGTTCCATTACGCCAACATTGGCAACGCTAACTCTGGCACTGCGGGTACTGTTGTTGCTGACATCAATAACATCAACGCTGTGTCTGGTACTCATGTCTCTGTGTTTGAGTATTACATGCCCAGCACTACTGCGTCTGCTCAGACTGGTAACGAACCAGCTATCCAGCGCGTATTAACTCGTTCTGACTCTGCATTACTAGGTCGCATCAATCCTATCTACTTAGCGAATGAGGCTCCTATGCGTAAGGTCGGAAAACCAGGTGACTCTCGCCTGACTAAATGGGCTGATCCCACTGACCTAGTTGAAGTGACTGTAGGCCCATCTGATGCTCTCACTATCTCCCGCACTATCTACAGAAGCTTAATCTAGTAGTGCGATGCTTATATAAAACGCTAGGATTTCTCCTAGCGTTTTATATTATGGAATGTGTTAAATTGTATATGATATCCATTTTCCAAATATATGACTACATTAGTACTGACCATTCTAAGTCCCTTTGACTATGAGTTCGGGGGCAAAAATCGCGCTTACTTCACAGGAGATAGACCTCACTTCGACCTTAATGATGTACAGGCGAAAGAGGAGCTCAAGTTTCTAGTTAGCCCGCAGTCTATTCATCTAGATTACTTCTATCTCGATGAGTATCAACAGGGCTATAAGGAATTAATGGATGAAGTAAACCGCGAGGGCGCTAACTACGATTACATTGAAGGCGAGGTTACCCACGGCGTCTCTACTCAAGAAGAGAGTTTCATCAGTTACGAAGTATATGATATCCCAGTGGGTTTACCAGGAGAGCCTCTAGTACCTATTGAAGAAAAGGCTCCTGAGTTAGGAGAGTCCGGTATGCCTCCCGTAGAGCCTGAGATCTACAATGAAGATGATGACGATACTACGGTCTTCCTGACAGCAGATGGAAAGGAGATTGAGGTTAGCACCGTTAATAGTCCTACCCTCATTAATGCTGCTAATTTAGATAGACGAGCCCAGTTAGAAAAACTGACATCTAACGAAATCAAAGATATAGCTGTAGAAAAAGGTATTCGTTTCATCGGTAAGGCGCGCACTATTGATGCCCTAATGAACCTTGAGTAACCGGAGGTTACATTGAACAGTTTTGGCCAGAGTGGTCCCATCCGCACCTATATAGAGACTAACCGCGAAGCATTCCTCGATATGGTAGTCTCTCACAGTGTTCTATTATCAGCCTATAGACGACGGCAGGATGAGGTAGTGGCTGTAGCGCTGCAACAGGCCTATCCGCGCATGGGCTTGATACTGAGCGCAGCCCGCGCTCTGGATAACACATATCTATTCGGCGATACGTATCCCATAGTATTCCAGCGAGTAGTCGAGATACTCAGTGATTCTAGCGGACCATTCCAAGAGGGTCTACTGGCCATAGCAGCTACTCTCACTGCTAGTCGTCTAATAGCCTCCATTCCTATTGATGCTAATGTTAAGAATATAACGCTAGCGGAAAATCTAGAGAAGGCGGCTATAACCGATCTAGAGCGTATCATAACTCTCTATAAGGATGGTTTAGTATCAGGAGACGGGACACGAGAGCTAGATACTGATAAGGAACGTACTTTCTACTTTGCACTTAACCTCAACCTAGACTCACTGTCCTATACTGATTTCACATCTATCAATCTAGATACGAGCCGGCCCAACTCACCAGTACGACAGTTAGAGACACTACATATAGATAGCGATAACTATAGCTATGTATATCTCTACTTATCTAATAAAACGGGCCCCACCGATGGATACGTAGTAAGTAACTCTAGTGCAGTAGAAGTCATAGTGCCTATGGTAGATGGCTATACTATTCACGACGTCATATCTAGTGTCACTATGACTATTAATAATGCTACGCTAGGCGCTCTAGACTGCACCAACCTATTGGTGGGCCCTAATAGTAAGAGGCCCCGCTCTGTGCAACTGGACATAGATAGTAAAAGTTATTTCCCGAATGAATTACCTAAGCGCACGAGGGCCTCTGTATGGTTCGAGACGGTAGGTATGAGTCTGGGAGTACGGCGCCACGATGCCACTATTGGTAAAGAGCTGGTGATAATGTCGGCCCATACTATAGCACTAAGCGCTATATTACCAGGCTATCTAGGCGAGTGGACCGCAGGCACTACATACGCTATTGGTAATGTAGTCAGATATAATGGCCTATTCTACCGAGCGCTAGTAGCAGGTCTAAATCCAGCTCCTCCCAACGCACGGTGGGAGGTTGTTACTATAACACCTGCCATGGCTATAACAGCTCGTACCTCTAGTGAGTATCACATCCCAGGGTTACTCCATAGTACGGAACCCGACTTTAGTTCTATGGGGGAATGGGGGAGTCGTTCTCTTATACTCGAGGTCAAGGAGGGCAATTATAAGGCTATGGAGCCCACACCGACTACCGATTATGAGCTCAATACGTTTTACTTCAGAACTACGGGCCCCTTAGAAGGAACCGTACGACTTCGTATTAGTAGTAGTCAACCTACAGAAGAGAGTTATACATTCTTAGATACGGACGATACATTACTCATAGAGGTAAATGGTTTAACACCTATGGCACTAGTGGAGACTCTACTACAAGCTACATACTCTATAAGCCCTTACACTGGGGTACTAGGCGCTATACATATTGATAGAAATGGCGTGCCGGGCATAACCTTCACGTCTTTCAGAGAATCAGCTCTTGAGATAAGAGAGATAATCGATCTACTAGCAGGAGATGGTGGCTTCCCTAGCAAACTCGAGGTAGGAGTAGGGGATGAGGTAGCCAATAGATCAGCCTATACAACGAACCCCCGCTCTCTAATCATAATGGCTAAGAAGCAAGATAACTTAAATGAGAATAGGGCCGCCATACTAGACTCTAATAAGAAGGGCGGTAAGGTAGTTAGAGTAACTACAGGAGATATGAGCCCACGCCTCCAGGATGTATTTGACCGTCTCAGGAGATTAAAATGACAGATCTCAGGATAGAGAACTCACTATACGACATCAGCCGCTGTCTATTCACATATTTATCTAATCACCCTCTACTCTACTACCCATTAGTAAAGCACCCTGTCACTGGAGCCGTAGTGAATATAGAGTACTGGAGACAGGCAGCGGGACTAGCTACACAGCCGGGCCTCGTTTGTTCTATATTCCCTAATAATGAAGCGGAGACTAGCACACCTCACAGCTCTATAGGTTATGAGGTTAGTAGTGTATATAAACCCCATACTATGGGAGGAATGGGGGGCTATGAACAGGCCTGCTTTAACTTCATAATACGATTCTCTATGCAAGAGGTTAGCTTCGATGATCTCGATATAGAGGAGTGTCCTGTACTTATAACTGATAATTTAGAGCCACGCCTACAAGAACCCATAGTATCTACTGCTAGACTGGCTATTAGTCCTCCACTAGCTATTATCAGTAACTACATGGAGTTAACGCGCCTTGCATTATACGATAATGAACACAGCATAGCGCTACCAGGTGATAATATACAGGTATTGAGTAGTAATTACTCAACTAGTAAATGGGAGGACAGTGGTAACGTTTACTTTCATCAGGGTAGTCTATTAATAGCTCTAGATAGTTACGTCAGTAGGGGCTGGCGGGATAGATTAAGACAACCCCTAGAGAGATTTACTATACTAGATCCTACTTGAGTCTATCTAATAACTGATAAGACTACTAAGTCCCTACGGATATATAGATAAATGGCTCGCGCCCCCTTTATAGAATTTCAAGATACTAATGTAGGTTTTGCCTTGCCGCGGCCGAACGTATTGAATCGGATCGCCATCATAGACCGATTTAATCGAGGGCCGGCTAACATCCTGACCTACATTGGTAACTTCTCGGACTTTGCGTATCGCTATGGCTCCGACACTAGTCCAGGTTCATTACAGTACCAGGCTGTATATGATCAATTCGCTAATCAAGATGATGCTAACATTGCCTTAGTACGAGTTACTGGCCGGGGCCGCCCTGCTTCTGCATCCCTCACATTCTCTGGTGTAGCGGGAGTTAATAACACTCTCAATATCCACACCAATTTCGTGGGAGAGGTTATTGCTCGCGAGGATGCACCTGCTGATATAGTATGGCCTATGCTCACTAATATTGCCGTAGCGCCTGTAGTCAATAGTAAAGAGACAGTAGCCGCGACGGGCCCGTATACTGGTTCTACCAGTGGCCGATATTTCCTTCGCGTTGATGATGTCGCTGCTGGTGTAGCTACTATTAAATGGCAATTTGTACCACTGGGTCAGAATCCACTTAACTGGGCGGCTGTCACTACGGATATTGATGTTAATATTGCTGCTGGTGCAGGTAGTTCTAGTAACGTTCTCATCCCACTAACTAGTAATAACATCAGCGTTCGTTTCGGTACTGTAGTCGGTGCGGCCCTCAATCTAGTAGAGGGTAATAGCTGGAGTATTAGAGTTAACAAGTATGTAGTCTCTGTGCCCATCTTTAGCGGCGATTTACCTAACCAGATTGTCACTAGCCTGATCAGTGCCTGTGCAGGTGTGGAGCCCTTTGGTGAGATTACTCGTAATGTTGAGGACAACGGAGTAGTCATTCAATTAGAGCCTGCTCTCACTGGTTCTATCAGCAATCGCTTCTCGTTCTACGTAACAGCAAACGATAACACTGCTAATAGAGGCTTTACCACTAGCCCTGCATTAGTCACTACTATTCCGAATCCCGCTATTCATTTCACCTCATTCCAGGGCGGATTGGATGGTCCTCGTAGTGCATTCCGTGATTTCTATACCTTCAATGGTACCCCCCTCCTGCGCCTCCAGGCAGTCAGTGAGGGTAACTGGGGTAATCAAGTTACGGTTAGTATCTATCCTGTGAGTAATAGCGAGTTTCGCCTTACTGTACAAGATCTAAATGGTAGTGCCTTCAACCCACCTCTCGCCGATGAAGTTTACACTGTTAAACTGGGGGATACAAACGAATCAGGTGAATTAAATGCACTCCTCGATTCGAAGTTTATCCGAGGCTTCTTCTTACCTAAGTCCATCGACTCGATTAATTACGACGCTGCTCTAGTACGTCAGTCACCGCTGAGACTAGCCCCGCCTGACGAGAGTGAGACTGATGTTGAGAACCCTGCCCACGTGGACTTTTATGGTCCTAATGTGTTAGTGGATGTAACACTAGAGAATGGATACGACGGGCCTCCTGTAACTAATGATGACTATGTTAGCATCATCCGTACTCTAGAGAACCAACCTGTGCATATTCTCCTAGTGGGCACTACCAACGTAGGTGTTCAGCAGGCTCTTATTACTGAAGCCGAACGTGCTAGTGATAGTGATGGCCTTCGTATTGCAGTATTAGCCGCTCCTCCGCGCACTACCCCTACTCTGGCTGCCAGTGTTACGCGTGGATTCAACTCCACCCGTGCGGTTATGGTAGCAGGCTGGTTTACGTACGCCGGCCAACCTAATAGTAGTCGCTATGGCGTGCCTGGTGCTGCTGTTTACGCAGGTAAATTAGCTGCTATTGACTTCTTTGTCAGTCCTGCAGCGCGGTCTCTTGTCGGGCCCCTCTTTAACATCATAGAGTCTGATACGGATAACTATACTAGCCGCAGCAATCAGGACATCTATTCAGCTGCGCGGTTAGAGGTACTGAGTCTGGATACAGTTGACCGTACATACCGCTTTGCTAGTGGTGTTACACTATCTACTGATCCTGCGTGGGAGCGTATATATCTACGCCGGGTTCACGACGTTGTTAGGCAGGGGGCGCACGCTATCCTACGGAATTATGTGGCTATGCCTAATAGTCGTTTAGTCCGTAATCAGATAGCCGCCGCTCTTAATGCCTTTATGGGCGAGCTCAAGCGGAATGGCAACATTGTTAGCTTCCGGCCTGCCATCATCGATGGCAGCAATAATAGCACAGCGGCTTACTTTAGCCGCGAACTATACGTTAGTTTACAATTCCAGCCCCTTTATAGCGCGGATTATATCTATGTGACGATTAGCCGCGACACAGAAACCAGTCCCTTAGGCGAGTAATATAATGTCATCTAAAGATGCTCTTTTCCTCACTCCTGCTGTCAATAACTTTGGTCTCGATCCCTTTAGTGGGTTTGACTTCGAGGTTTGGGTTAATGACACTAGTAGCGGACAGGTTGCCTGGTTCGGTAAGTTCCAGTCCCTGACGCTCAGTATTAGAAATTCGACTGAGACCTATTTAGAATTAGGCCAACGCGTACCTGTCTATCTAGACGGGGAATATAACATCGCGTGGGTACTAGAACAAGGTTTAGTTGATGGTGAATTTATGGGCCGCACGTTCGGCACTAATGAAATTGGTCGTGATCAAATACTAGGTCGGAGCCCCCGGTTCCAGATTACCTTCGATGCTAATGCGTCTGAGTTAGTAACTAATCCACTAACTCGTAGTGGAACAGATAGTCGTAGATTAGGATCCCTCGACTTCTGGAATATCGCTTCTAATGGCGATAATCAGAGCGGCATAGAGTTCCCTAGTAATAGTGCTGCTAGTCGTAATCGTAGGGCGAAGTTCAGATATGAAATAACTAGATGCAAGGTAGATAATTACAGCGTCGGCTTCATGCCTGGTCGTCGCGTACCTGCACAACGTTGGGAGGGTGTAGCTGAAGGTATTCGGTATATTCCTGAATCTGTTCAGCAGTTCAAAAACAATACTCGTCCTTTATCTGTGGGAAGCTCTTCTTCATCGTTTGGGAATAGTATTACACAATAATCCCACATTCTCTCCGCTTATGGGACTCAGGATTTCCTGAGTCCCCTTTTTATTAATTATGCGTCCTAAGACACCTGCTGCAGTAATAACGCTGGCCACAGCTGTTAGTGATATACAACCTATATTATTTGGCACTCAGACATGCGCTACAGATATAAACAAGAGTCGCTGGACTGTACGCGCCGTAGATGTTATAATCAACGCCGATAACTGGAATATAAATAGAGCTCGCGTAACGCTAACCGTACCAGATGCCCCAGGATTACTACCAGCGCTACCTGATGTTAGTAAGTACAGGGGCGGGCGCTACCCCTACCTCAGCGAGGAGGATGAGATACGAATTTACATGGGGATGGTAGGGTCAGATAAGCAGGTACTAGATATCAGTAATCTATCTGATATACCATTTCCTATACCAAATACAGATATGAAACCGAAGGAGGGCGCTACTCTATTCCCTGTATTCTGGGGCTTCATTGAGAAGGTAGAGGTAACGGCTGATGCTAATACAGGTGTGCAGGTAGTGTTATCGTGTCAAGATCGTATGAGGCTACTACACAACACGCGTGTTCTATCTAACCCAGATACCTTATTCAGTGCCCCCACACCGGAACAGAAGGGCGATAGAGCCCTTATACTGCGTAAGATACTGAACTTTGCAGTAGGTTACTCCCCTATTGAAACAGAGAGCGGCCCGCAGGTAGCCAGCTGCTGGAAAGAGTTCAAGGAGGGTATGACTGTACGCGGCTACGACATAGGCGCAGATGGTAAGATAGAATACTTATTCGCTAATAAACTAATAGCCGGAGATGCGAGTAATTCTGAGGTTAAGATCATACAGGACATGAATAAGCTTACGCCAGGCGAAGAGCTAGTAGATGCGCCGCGTTGGACACGGGCTGCTATGTTCACGCCTATGAGCCCAGGGGGTAACCCCCGTACTCATATATGGTTACAGCGCCCGCCTATCGAGCAGGGGCAGAACCGCGGGGTATTCAACTTCATTAATGAGAGCCCCGCTGATATAATACAAGCAGCGTTTCTACTCAAGGAGGAGCGCGTAGTAGACGCCTCATTCAGTCATATTAATGGTGATTTTATAATAGCGCCTAATAGCGGCGATACTAGCGGCTTCCAAGATCCCAATAGGCTGTATAGGACCTATTTCTTCCGCAGCCTACCGGCGGGGCTTAACATATGCCCTGATGAGAGACAGCGCATTCTCTCCATGCGGGTAGTAAGTAGTAGTATAGCCACAACTAACCGCTTTATAGTGACTGATGATGGAGGTAATGGCGCATCCGATTCATTCAATGATGCCATTGAGGTTACATTACAGGCCACGCCCTATAAGTACGCTAATAGAAATCCTCCTATTGCATGTAGGGCTACTGTCGTTGAGGATAAGAACCTAAGCGCCTATACTGACGCAGGCATCAGTAAAGAGACAGGGGCTTTATTAGTTGGCTTAGGCATGGCCCGCCGTACCAGTAGAGATATTAGCACGATACAAATCACGATAGTAGGAGACCCCACCTGGTATCCGAATGAGATGTTTCAGGTGTATAATACATTGATACACGATAGGCAGATTATATCAGCATACGACTCTATAGCAGAGGAGAGCACCATGCACGCTACTAAGAAGAAGTTGAGTGAACTATCAGCGCGCATGCGAGAACACGTAGCAAGTAGCCCCTCGGCGCGGGCCGTGCCCTTTCCTGATGGCAGTGATATACTAACACGGTACGTGGGGGCCCACGTCAATGCCACTGATGATAACTATGCTGATCCTAATAGTGGCCGCATAGTCAGCAATGTAGACGCTGATCTAGCTAACGCGGTACTACCGAAGTACAAAGTACGCTCGATTCGTCATAAGTTAACACACAGAGATTACACTACTACTATTCAAGGAAGCGCTGATTAATGTTTGCTAATAACAATGGGGGCCTATACTCTGAGCCCCATTCCTATAAGTACAGTAAGAGCCAGTGGGGCATACAGCGCGGTATAGTCCATAGTATCACTAGGGAGGGCCGCCTAGGTAACTTCTGCTCGGTGCGCCTATTGAAGGGTATGATCCTGGATAATGTTAGGATAAGCGGCCCCTTTGGTCATAATGGGCTAGGCGTATACAACCCTCTCGAGATAGGACAGCCAGTCATAGTGGGCTTTAATGATGGGAAGATGGAGGATGCTTTCATCATAGGCGGATATACATCAGAGGGTAACTACGATAAGTTATACGTAGATGGTGATTTACAGAAGCCTAATCAGCGCGGCCCCGAGGGTCAGACATTCAACCAACCACTAGGGCATCCTAATCGCATAACACAGCCCAATGCCTTCTTCCACGTAACAGGCATCAATTCACTAGATACGGCGTATGATAGCCCTGATTATGGCTCACTAGCAGAGGCCTATGATAGACAGCCCCGCCCCGGTGTTATAGAGATACGCAATGACGAAGGCACCCGCTCTCTCTATACAAGCGGAGAGAATATACTATTCAGTGATAGTAACATTTACCTGGTAGCTAACGGCGACCGCCGCAGCAGCGTCAATCATCTCATGCAGCTATCAGCACGACACTGCGCCCGAGCGGATGGACTAGAGAGAATGCAGGGTATCAGGCCTACATCGGCTACCACGGAGTCACTGCCTAGCGGCATAACACCTATGGTAGCGGGACAGGAGGAGGAGTCTGTATCTACGACTACTGCTATAACAGTTTCCTATCGTATACAAGAGGAGAGGCGGTTATGTCAGGCCTACCTAGAGGCTAGCCGCCAGAATCTACAACGACAGGCTGAGGGCATAGCGCGCGTTGAGGATAGAGCACAAGACATACCTACACAGAGGGGGCCTGAGGTATCTGATACATATAATGAAAGCCGTAAGAATGATAAGGACTGGCAGAGTGCTACTAATAAGGAGCCTACTCGCTGGTTCATAACAGCCGGCCACCGCGATGGTAAATCAGGTACTAGTGGAGCTGCTGGCACACCTCTACCCCAGGCCCCAGGTCAGTCGGCGGAGAGTTGGATGAATGAACAGGTCCTCAAGATAATGGAGAGACTGGCCCCCTCTTACGGTCTCCAACTATCTATATTCTTACCACCAATAGGTACCTCCTGGCAATCAGTGTTAGATAGAGCCGTGCAGGAGAAGACCAATGGCGCGGGTGTTCTAGAGATACACTTCGACGCAGGTGCGGCAGGAGAGTATAGGGGTGCCACTGGCGTCATACCTAGCCGTAAGGAGATACTACCATACGAGGATAGACTAGCTCAAACATTCGGCGCCTTCACCAGAAATCACCGCAACGGCTTATACGGGCCCAATAGAGGGGTACCGCTAGTTGAGGTAGGAATATTGAATGCACAGGTAGAGGCCCTAATGAGAGGAAACGATACAGCAGCACAAAATGCCTATTTCGAAGGGAAGGCCCGTGCTATTTTACAGTCCCTGAAGGGAGGAACACCAAAATAATGTGGAATAGAGAGAATCTACAACCTCTTCTGAATAGGCCTGAGTTTAGGGCCCTCCTGGATGTAATCAGTGATGGACAATTTGAGGGGGCCGATTACAATACACTATACGGTGGATCTAAATTCAGTAGTTACGAGGACCACCCCCGCCAGAGATTCCCAATAGGAGGTCGAGGGAACTACACCACGGCTGCAGGTAGATACCAGATCTTAGATGTGACATGGGATGGTATTAATAGAGAGACTGGGGGAATGCTATCTGACTTCAGCCCTCTGAACCAGGATCTAGCCATACTATATTTAATACTCGATGAGACTGGTACTACGGTAGAGGAGGTCATGAGTGGTAACATACTAAGCTACTATAACAAGCTACGGAAACAATGGACTAGTCTACCGGGGGCCTCTGAAGCACGAGGTGGAGAGAATACGCTAGCTACTCTATATAAACAGTATCTAGCCTATAGGCGAGGACAGGGCCCGGCACCATCTACTTTGAGTGGTGGTGGGGGTAATGCCCCTACTATACCGGGCGATAGTGCTTATTCTACTGAACAGTTGGCGCAGGCACTAGCAGAGGGTATAGATGGATTTGTTAATGCTGTATTCAACCGTACAGGAGAGTTCAAGTGGCCTTATAACCAACGCGATGCTATTACTCATACAGGTTCTGTACCTCAGGTTAATAGAGCTATGACTAATAATACTCTATCCTATGGAGCAGGGGCCCCCGGGTTTCAGTTCAATGAGGTAAGCGCATTGGCAGGTCAGGTAATACCTGGTAGGCCAGGCTCTGGGAATGGCATAATACCCTCTAAGGGATCTCTGACTAGTGGGTTTGGCTGGCGTTGGGGTAGGATGCACAACGGTATAGACATAGGGGCTCCGATAGGCACACCTATATTAGCCACTATGGCAGGCAAGGTGATATCAGCCGGATTTGAGAATAATGGATTTGGTAATATAGTTAAACTAGAACACGTAGGGGGCAATCAGAGTTGGTACGCGCATATGAGCAAGTTTGCTGTTAAATTAGGAGATATAGTGAAGCAGGGACAGGTAATAGGCGAAGTAGGCAGTACTGGCCGTAGCACTGGCCCCCATCTTCACTTCGAGTGGAGAGTAAGATCTGGTATAGGTGGGGGTCTGAATGCGGTAGACCCGCGCCTTAGTGTATTAAAGGGATTAATATAGACTAATGAGAACTACTAGTAGAGATGGGGATGAACTAGAGAGAGCTATAGCCCGCGCGGGCGGTATTAGCACTCACGTAAATCAATTCAGGCTCCTAACACAATATACGTACGATGCGGATACCCGTGATGCGCGTGCGGGCTACGCATTAATAGTAATAATACCAAGGCCCTATTGGTTAGATGCTGTATGGCTACTGAGTGGTATAGAGTTAGTTAGTAGCCCCCGTCGTATGATGCCTGGCCAGGTACTAGCGCTTAATGCAGCTACTATAGGTGTAAGACTGCCGCAGACCATACAGATGCGAGCTGATAGTAGAGAGAGGCCCAACGTAAACGCCGAGGGTCTCGAAGTGCTAATAAGAAAACGAATGCCTGATACACCACTAATTAACAACTTTATGATGCTAGCTAACTCGGCTAATAGACCAATAGTGGCAGCTCAACTAGCGCGCTGGTTCGGCTACTCGGAGGAGTCGGTGCAAAGCATAGTAGGAGCAGTATATCGTGCTAATTAACCTAGAGGCCGTACCTCAATTACCCGGGGCTAATACAGATGCTGTAACACGCATAGATGAAGCGGCTATTAATAATCTATCTATTCTA